CCCATACCACCCATACCATCAGTTGGGGCGCCATAAACTTGTTGAAGTGTTTTATCTTTATTAAGAATAAACCCTTTCTCTTGTTTGATGAGTTGTTCATTTGTCAAGATATCATCTTCGCTTAATTGTAGATATCTAGTCATAATAAAACGTTTAGCTAAATACGGAATCGCGTCGGCTTGTGAAGCCATTGATAATAAGGTACTATCGATATCTGCTTGTTGATATTTTTTATAATTAGATGGTTTAGGTAATTTTAATTGATATAATGTATCATCAATATTAATATTACATGAAAATAAGAATTTTTTAAATTCTTCATCTAATGTATTTTCTATATAAACTTGTAATCGCTCAATAAATTTAGCGAATTGCTGTTCTTCTACGTAAGCTGCGCCAACTTTACCATCATTAAATATTGCATTATTTTGTCCGGGTTTCATCCAAGAAATCGGAACCCGCAATCCACGTAAAACTTTATCTGAAAAATATTCTAAATCAGATTGTTCACCTAATTGTGAATTTTTTGTAAATATACCACACGATAAACTAAATGTATGATAATTATGGTATTTTTCTTCTTGATCGATAGTTAATGTTCCAACATCCATAGATTGATCCAAAACTGTATAATCTAGTATTTGCAATCCGTGAATATGACTCACACTAATTAAATGTTCAATATTTGTGTAACCTAATTCATTTGATATTTTATCTAGATGAGTAATACTGATATTGCCATCAATTGCTTCATTGCAGATAGCTTGATATAAAACAACGAAATTATAATGATATTGAAGATTTAATGATTCTAATAACATAGATATTCTATGATCGCCGTACGCCATAGGTATATTTAACATTAGTAATTGTTCCATTACTAATTTTTCAGCGGACATCGTAGTTTCATTAACTTCTATATTTAAAGTTTCAATAACTCTATTTAATTCTTTTTTCGTAATATATTCTAACCGTAGCATATCTAATAATCGAATATCGTTACATAATCTAGTTAATAATTGATCTCTATTATTAGTTACTTCAACTATAAGTTTAATATACCGAACAATTTCTGATAAATCATTTGGTAATAATCTTAAAATTTCGCGCGCTTCATAAACTACATCATTATACGAATCAAATTCTTCAATTGCTATAAATTTACTAGATATAAATATTTTTGCATTATGATCATAAATTGCAGACTCGCCATACTTATGATTATTATTGCCTATAATAATATCATCAAATGTTAAATTCGACGCTTCAACGAAACCTTTACCCCAAACTGGAAATTTATGATCCGGCGTACAAATAACGGTTTGATTATTAGTTAATGTTAAAGAAACAACCCCTACATCTTTCTGAGTAACACCAGCCCAAGAAATAACACCAGGTCTAACTTTACCAGTAATCGGATCACAACTATAAGTATAATTAACTATACCATTATTAAAATCATCAATCAATTCACTTAATGTTTTAGTTATACCATCCATTAAATCAATTTTTGTATCTAACGATAAACACCCACCAGGTAAAACTTCAACTTTGCTACCAATACCATCAGATTTTTGAGCAATAAAAATATCTTCTAATGATGAGTTTTTAACATAAATCCCAGCGCCGACCGCAAAGGTATGAAAATTATGTATTTTTTCTTCTTGATCTATCGTTAAAGTACCGACGTCTATTAAATCATCTAATTTTGTAATTTTAGTAATTGCACCGATCGGATCAATTATCGACGATCTATCATCTTCAATGTATTGATATAATAAATCAGCTAATTGCAAATCAACGGCTTGAACAAAACCTTTACCTCTTACTGGAATTTTATGATCAGGTGTACATATTAATGTATTACCATTTTCAAAAGTTAATTCTATAACATCAGTGCATTTTCTAGTAATACCAGCCCAAGAAATTATACCGGGAGCTGTTTCACCAGTATTAGGATTAATTGAAAAAGCCCATAATTGTTTACCAGATTCAAATTCATCAATAATTTCATATAGTGGTATAGTTCTACCATCTAATAATGGAATAAGAGTATCTAATGCTAAACAATGGGGGTTATATATTGAATCGACCGTACTTTGCCCTAACATATTTTGGCTAGGTATTTTTTTCTGGCGAATTTCGTTTTTAAATGTTTCCAAATAAGTTTTTATACGATTATTCGGCATAGTACCAACATCAACATAAAAAACACGTCGTTCTGGCGCTCGTTGAACTCGGTAAATAACTATAGCATCTTCTAATAATTCTTTTTGTTTATGCGATTTATAAACCGTTCTCAAAACCGATTCACCAAATGGTGCGCTATCTGACATATCGTCATTAATAGAAAAAACGACTAATTCGTCTGCCGGAATTACTTCAGTTTCTTGCATATCAACTGGTTTAAAACTTGAACCGCCCGGAACTCCAGTAGAAGCAGTTGGTGATTTAGAATGCGATCTTACTTGATATGCAACTATTTTAGTTACGTCGTCTGCATTAACTACTGCGCCTATAATATCACCGGCCGGCAACCACTCCCATTTTTTATAATCCGATCTTTTTCTAAAAAAACAATCGCCGTATTTGACCATATTTCTAGATAATTTAAATAATCGATTATCATTAAACCCATGTATATCAGTCCAATGTCTTAATGCGGTCCGCAAAGTAAGAACTAAAGTATCATCTAACTCTTGACCATTATCGGATCGGATATCTAAATCAATCGGTAAATCAGTTGTTATATTTCTACCAGTTATTTCTTCAGCAATAATATCTAATGCACGAGCAACTTCAACATCATTATCCATTGCATTATATTCATTATATCTAGATAATCGGGTAGCACTACCTTGAATTAAACGAAGATACCAAGTTACGTTACTAGACGTTGCAAATCCTTGGTCGATGAATTGATTATCGCTAACAAACACATTTGATTGTTGGGGCGAAACAATTTTATAAAAATCGGTAATTTTTGCCATATTGTTAATTTTTAATATATGATGTTAGAGGTTTTCTTAAATTCTGCTTCCAATCTTTTATTAAGAAAATCATTGACCGCAGTTCGCTCGGGAATTGACATATGTAGTAAAGCATGATACTGAACTGATCCTCTCATAAAATATGTCAATTCCACAATTTCTTCTAGTATTCGACTAGTTTCTTTCGATAATCTAGCTACGTACGCATTTATTTTTGCACTATCATTACTCTTTAGGAGTCTAAAAAAAAAGTCATTGGATTTAACGGTAATTCTAATAATATTTTTTCTTTACAATCTAAACAAGTTACTTCACAGGAAGTTACGACACCCCATTCACCACTCGCTGATAATGCATTTGCTATTTTTTCATACCAAGTAACTGGTATGAGTTTAGTCCATTCTAAAATTTTATTTTTATCAGTAATTCCATCGACAGAATGAATAATATTTAAAGTAGATTCTAATATTTTAATTTGTAGCTCAGAATTAGACATCGACTCATAATCGCCAGCATTTTTCATCATATCCAAATAATCTTTAAATTTAATTGGATGCAAAATTACAATCTGACCGTTATCCATCGGTATAGTACTTAATTCGCCGACCGAAGTTGGATCGATAAATCTAGTCGCACTAATTAATTTAGTTAATTGGATAGTATATTCGTGTCTTGCTGCATCTTCGCAAGTATGAGTATATTCTAAAGTATAATTATTACCGTACGTTACTTTACGCAGAACCAATAATAAAAAATCAACATCCTTACTAAATAATTCATCCGGTTTTAATATCTGAGGAATACATTTAGCGAATACTTTAGATAACGAGGTTCCGTTAATAATATCCGATATGTTTTTCATATAAATTTCATCATACGCAGACATAGGAAATACATTAACTTCTCCATCCACTACATCCGGAGCTAAAACACCTTCATCGTAAAAAAATCCGCGAGACGGTAATCGAACTAAGTCGCCCGGTAATCTAAAATCTAATAATAACTCATTGGACATTTATAAAACTCCTATATAGCAATAACAGTTATTTATGCTTCAGTTTGGAAGGTATTGCGGAATTGTTCTAATAAATTAACTTGATTTTCAGTTAAATTAGTAGGAATTTTGCAAGTTAATGTGCATAATAAATCACCATATCCGGTTGATTGCATAATAGGCATACCTTTACCCCTAATACGCATAGTAGCGCCGATTTGAGTACCGGCTGCAATCTTTAAATTACCTTCACCATCCATAGTTTGAACTTTTATTTCGCCGCCTAGACATAGTAAATCATAATCACAAGCTACTTGACATTTTAAATTATGACCTTGAACTTCAAATTGAGTTTTATTATCGATAATAATATCAATTCTTAAATCACCACAATTACCCCAATTATCGGAATGCCCGCCATTTTTAACGGATATTGAACTACCATTAAGTATACCCTTTGGTATATCGATGGTGGCTGATGTCGTCGATAAAATAACACCAGAACGATGACATTTTGGGCAAGGTGTTTTTACTGTTTTACCTTTACCGTCGCATGCGGTACATACTTGCTGCATTCTAAATGGTCCATTCTGGATTATCAAAACACCAGAACCATTACAATTATTACAATCAATAACATCAGACGGTTTTTCAGATCCTTTGCCATTACAAGTCGGGCAAACAATATTTTTACGATAATTGATTGTTTTTTGTAACCCAGTATAAACATCATTTAATGAAATCGATATACGATAAGCTAAATCTAAATGCTGAGTTTGTTGACTACCATTAAACCCAAAACCTTGATTAAATATATCACCAAATCCGGAATTAAAACCACCGAACCCGCCAAATTGAGGCCCACCACCATTATCATATTGAGCTTTTTTATTCGGATCTGATAATATATCATAAGCGCCAGTTATTTCTTTAAATTTCGCCTCAGCTTCTTCTTTATTATCTGGGTTACGATCAGGATGATGTTTCATCGCCAGCGATTTATATTTCTTTTTAATTTCGTCACTCGACGCATTCTTAGATACGCCTAATATTTCATACGGGTTTGTTGACATTTTAACTCCAGTAAATAATCTGATAAACGAATATTGATTTTATATGAAAATTCAGTTATAATCCACACAATTGGATAAAAAAATAATACCTATTAAAATAATTAGTTTAAATAATTATTTTTTTAGGGAATATATGACATGGAAAAGCCTATGGGATATTTACAAGTAATTGATAATTTAGTTTATCACGCGATACAAATTTTACAAGATTATAGTGATAATTGGGATGCGTTAAATCATATAGCAGTTGTATGTGCTGAAACTTATAATATACCATTTGATGTATTAAAAGAAGATTACGAAAAAGCATTAGAGATTAAATTATTATATCTGGCTAGATAATGTATATACCGACAAATTCAAAACAATTATTAACTGATTGTACCAAACTATTATTATATTTAGAAACTCAAAATATAAACATAGATCACGGAATAAATGAAATTTTATTATTCGATAATCTTTTAACACAATATCCTAATATTGGAATTAAAGAACCAATAGTCGGACCAAAATTTAAAGATTTTATTTATTCGATGTACGAACAATACGATCAAATAATTAATTATAAAGATGTTTTACCATTTATGCCGTATAATATTAGAAGCGGCATTTATTCTTCGATATTAGGTTTAATGGCCGAATATATTTCATTATGGGTCGTAAATGATTTATATAAAAATGGAGAAATTTTACAAGATTTCAATAGTCAGTTAGCTGGGCATGATATTCGATATTTACATAATGATAATAATATCACAGCCGATGTAAAATTATCGACTACTGATTGGACTAATGAAAAAAGTATTCATGTTCATAAAGATTGGTTCCACGAAAAGAAGAAATCTACTAGATTTCATATAGTTGATATACATAATCATTCGCATTTTATTATAGGTAGATCGTTTTTACATTATAATCATGAAAAATACGGCGATTATATACCAATTAAACAAATGAAATCATATTCTATATACAGTAGACAAGATATATCCCATTTAATCGAATTATTTTACAATAAAGGTACCATATGAAAAAAATAGCTGCAATTTTATTATTAACCCCACTTTTAAGTTTAGCTGATGCATTACCTAATCCGATTTTAACTCCCGGTGAAATAAATCCAAAAATAACACAATCAAATATTCATAAAACAATATGCATCTCCGGGTTTACTGGTACGATAAGACCACCAGTTTCGTATACTAATAAATTAAAAGCGGAACAAATAAATCAATATGGATATGCTGATAAAAATATGTCACATTATGAAGAGGATCATCTAATACCGTTATCGGTAGGTGGTCATCCATCAAGTCCGAAAAATTTATGGCCAGAAGCTTATGCCGGAGCAGAGGGGGCGCGCAAAAAAGATGTATTAGAAGGCTATATGCATAGAGCAGTATGCGACGGTAAAATTTCATTAAAAGATGCTCAATATATATTCACCCACAATTGGGTTTCAGTTTATTACCAAGTAATAAAATAGATTGATTTATTTAAATTATTGATTTATAATATTATTTTACTAAATATAGATAGGTATTTCGAATGCAAGCTAAATTAGAAGCAATGTTACAATTACAAGATTCTTTTAATAAAAAAGTTCATCCGAATTGGATCGAACAAGGATTTAGATGGGATTTTGCTATTATGTGCGAAGCGGCAGAATTAATGGAACATGCCGGCTATAAATGGTGGAAAAAACAAGATCCTGATATGAACCAAATGATTATGGAAATGGTTGATATTTGGCATTTCGGTATGAGTATGGATTTAGCTAATTTACCAGAAGGTGAAAAATTAAATTTAGAATCGGATTTAATTGTTAGTTGTTATATCAATTCGATAGCAAATGCTTGTGATGATCCGGTACATACTGACTTCGATTTAGATGTTTTTAAAGACGGTATAGCACTATTAACCCATTTCGTAACTCAAGAAAATGCTATTTTTGCGGATGATATTTTCTTTCAAATGTGGTATTTACTAGGTCTTAATTTAGACGATCTTTATAAAAAATATATTGGTAAAAATGCATTAAATGAATTTAGACAATTAAATGGTTATAAAGATGGTTCTTATATCAAAATCTGGCATGGCGAAGAAGATAATGAACAATTAACTAAAATTTTAGATAATATTGTTTTAGATGAAAATTTATATACTCATACATTAACTGCATTATCGGTTGTTTACGAAACCGTTAAATAGATAAACTTAATTTTACCAATTCATCGGGTGTTGCATTGTTCTTAAGTTTATTCGCCCGATATGATATCACTCGGATATTATTTGCATTATATCCGAGTGATGAATCAATCCGATCTATAGAATAAGAATTATCTTCGACTTTTCCTCTATTAAAGGTTAATGGAATTCCTAAAATCGGACAAGATATAGGATAATCTAATTCATATAAATCAGTTAATGATAAGTTAAAATCAATATTTCGTTTTTTAGCTGATGCTTTTAAACGATTGTATATAGTTTTAACTTCGGGTATGTACATTAAATTATCCCAATAATAATTCTTTATTATCTTCGGAAATTATTGAAATAGAAGCACCTTCATATAATGGATTTGTAGTTTTTAAAGACATCAAAGCCGATTGAGCTTCTAGCTGAGATTGATATTTTGATATAATTTGACCATTAAGTTTAATAGCGTATTGTTGCGGAGTATTTAATAACATGGAGTAATCCTAAAAAATAATTATATTTACAACAAATCTTCGAGCGAGTATAAATATATGTGTGAATTAACAATATCAGAATATAATAAAATATATAATACAAATTTACCAGATAATCATCATGAATTAACAATAAAAGAATTAAATTTAGAATTAAATAATAATATGAATATATCATCAAACCCACCTATTATATGGCTTACAGGATTACCACAATCCGGAAAATCAACCATCCTAGCAGAATTCGATAAAATACTCGAAGAACAATATATCGGCTCATTTATCATTGATAATGACCACATTCAAACTAGTTTTTGTCTTGACTTAATTACTAACGCGGCGGATTGTCTAGATAAAGTTAGAATAGTAGCCGAAGTTGCTAAAATCGCATCATATTCCGGCTGTATAGTTTTAACCACTGCCATCAATCCATTCCACTCTAGTAGATTAATAGCTAAAAATATATTAGGTGATGATTATGTTGAAGTTTTTGTTAATTGCCCACTAATTAAATGTGTAGAGCGAGATACAAAAGATTTATATCATGGAGCATTATTAGGCGGAACTGATATATCATATGAACAACCATTAGAACCGCATCTTATTGTTGATAGTGGTAATAAATCAGCGAAAGAATGCGCTCAACAAATATTTGACTTTATTAGAAATAGATTATAAAATATAAAAGAATATGCAGTAAAATCGGTTCATAATCGATCGATAGTATAAGAAAGGAATTTCACGATTATTGTTACTTTAAATTAAATTATTAAAATATTATTATAGGAATTATTAAAATGGCTCGTAATTTTAGCTTAGACGCATTAAAACAACATTTCGCAGCATCTGCACCACAAAATAATCAACAAAATAGCAATAATTATTATCCATTCTGGAATATGGATGCTGGTGATTCTGCGGTCGTTCGTTTCTTACCTGATAAAAATATGGATAATCCTTGGTTTTTATTAGAAAAAGCGCATCATGAATTGATTATTGGTGGCGAAAAAAAGAAAGTACCTTGTTTAAAAAATTATAATAATGAAGATTGCCCAATCTGCAAAATGAGCCAACAGTTTTATAAAAACGAAGGCAAAGATACAGTAATGGGTAAACAATTATATAAGAAACGTCAATATTTGGGTCAAGTTTATGTTGTAGATGATCCACTCCCGATCGATAAAGAAACTGGTAAAAATTTAGATGGTGAAGTTAAATTAGTTTCCTTAGGTCAAAAAATTTACGAATCTATTAAAGATGCAGTTGAGACTGGTGAACTAGATAATGCACCACATTCTTATGATGAAGGTACAAACTTTATTATTAGAAAAACAATGAATGGCGTATATGCAGATTATTCAAGAAGTAGATTTGATAAACGACCTACTCCATTACCTGCAGCTTTAGCTGATGAATTAGAAGACAAATTGGTCGATTTAACTACTTTATTACCAGCTAAGCCGGACTATGATTTTCTAGTCGAACAATTAAATGCGCATTTAAATGGCGGTGATGCTCCAGTACACACATCAACTCCTACTCAATCGTATGAAGCTCCAGCTCCAGCAGCAACCACATACGAACCAACTCCAGTAGCAACACCAAAAGCTGCAGCACCAGTATCATTAGATGAAGATGATGAATCGGCTGCTGTTTTAGCTCAATTAAGAGCAAGAAAAAATACAATTAAATAAATTGTATTTTTGGACAGGGACGTCTATTTAAATATAATGTATGAAAATTTTAACGTTTATTTTTTGGTTTATCTTTTTATGTAGCTTTACTAGTTTCATATATCATGAAATTATGGAAGATCATAGTAAGCCAATCGAAGAATCGGATATTATTAAATAGAGATTAGTATTATGAAAAAAATATTTTTATTATTACCATTATTAACTGCATGCAATAACGATCATCAACAACAACAAGTTCCTTACGTACAGCAAATACCACAAAATGCTTACGTTCAACAAGAACAATACCAGCAACCACCGCAATATATACCACAACCAGTTATAGTTCAACAACCAATGGCTCAACAACCACAATATGTTCAACACGATTCTGGTTCGGGAGTTGGTAGTTTCGTTGCCGGAGCAGCTGCGGGCGCATTAGCATCACATGTTTATAATAAAATGAATGAACCTGATCAAATCAATCATTCAGCTAATACTCAACATTCTCCACATTTTAATACCGATGTTATAAGATCTCCGAGTAATACATCTTCGGCTAATTTAACTCCGAAGACTTTGACTCCAGCTCCGACTAAAAATTATATGGATATGAATAAATTATCAGAACATTCATCTGATCGTAAATCATATTATTCAACTCCATCAGCTGCATCAAAACCAACACCATCTAAATCATCAGGTGGATTTATGAATATGAATAAATTAGCGAGAAAATAAAATGATTATTAGAAAACAATTTAAATTCGAAGGCGCCCATATTGTTAGAAATTGCTCTTCAAATAGATGTAAATTTAGTATTCATGGTCATTCGTATGTAGTAGAAGTATTCTTTACTGCAGATGATTTAGATAACGGCCAAATGATTATGGATTTTGGTTTAATGAAAAATACCGTAGGGCAATTTATTGATTCGTTTGATCATGCATATACGGCTTGGTCGAAAGAATCACCGGAATTTAAAAATTTTATTAAAGACCATTCAGCTAGATATATTGAAATGCCAGTTAGTCCATCAGCTGAAGCTTTATCTTTAATGTTCCTTTTTGTATTAGATAAAATCGTAGAAAATACTGAATTTAATAACGGCGAAGTAGGTGTTAGAATTAATTCAGTTCGAGTCCATGAAACGACTACTGGATATGCAGAATCATTCCGCGATGATTTAAAATTATTCCCGTATGAATTATCTGATATCTTTATTAGTGAAGATATTAAAGAAGAATGGAAAGATCCTGATATGTGGAATAAATTGATTAATGGTGTTAAATTTAATAACCCAATTGTGGTCCAACAAGTATGAACGTAATTACTGTTGAATTTACTGAGGAAGTAAAACAGGATTTATTAAGTAAAGGTATCGATGTTTATAATGAAGTATGTAGAGCATTACCATTTGAAGAAATCGATATTAAAGTAATTAAAGATCCCGATTCTGTAAATTAATAAAAATATAATTTTTAAATAGTGGTTTTAATAACCACTATTTTTTTAGCTAATACTTACGGATATAATATGAAATTTTTAAAAGATTTTAACAAAACAGTTAGTAAAATGGGTGAAGGTGTAAATACGGATACTTCACCTCCGGATTGGTGGTTCGGCTCTGGTAACTATGTTTTAAATAAAATTATCGCCGGTAATTTCGATCGATGTATAGGTCAGGGTAGAGTTACAGGATTAGCTGGACCATCAGGTGCAGGTAAAAGCTTTTTATTAGCTAATATCATTAAACAAGCTCAAAAAGAAGGTGCTTATATTCTTTTACTTGATAGTGAAGGGGCATTCGATGATGATTGGGCAACTGCTATTGGCATCGATGTAACTAGTGAAAATTATAACTGTATTCAGGTTTGTACTATTCCTCAAGTAGTTAAAATTGTTAGTTCATTTACTAAAGGGTATCGAGAAGATTATCCAGATGGTAAAGGCCCGAAAGTTTTAATAGCAGTTGATAGTTGCGATATGTTAATGACTGACAGCGAATCGGAAAAATACGATAAAGGTAATCCGAATGCAGATCAAGGTCAACATCCAAAGCAAATCAAACAGATGTTAAAAACTTTCGTAAATGATATTAAATCATTATATGTTAGTATGATCGTTACGAAACAAGTTTATCCAGCTAATCATGATCAGTTATTAAAAGGCGAAGGTGCTTGGGTGGTTAATGATGCAATTCGATATTCATTATCACAAATCATGTTAATTACTAAATTAAAATTGAAAAGTGATTCTGGTATTACCGGTATTAGAATGAAGGTTGAAGGTTTTAAAACTAGATTTGCTAAACCATTTCAGCAAGTAACGATTGAAGTTCCGTATGATACTGGCATGAATCCATATAGTGGTTTATTGGATGTAGCTGTTAATATGGGAATTGTTACTAAAAGAGGTGCTTGGAATTATATCGAAGGAACTGATATTAGTTGGTCTGGTGAAAAAAATACAACAGAAGCACATTACTCTAAAATTTTAGAGCTAGCTGCAACCAAGGATGTTTTTTTACAAGTAGATGAAGAGGATGATGTTTCAGCAGCCGCATCTAGACAAAAAAAACTAATGGAAAAGCATGCACCAAAAGATGATGAAAGTGTAGATGTAGATTAAATTCTTTACTATTCGGGGTTAGTTAAATATAATATTTAACTAACCTTTTTTTACTATTATGAAATTACAAGAACTTATTTTAGAATCGCCCGTTTTAACCGATAAAATATCTAACTATTTAGATAACCCGGTTAAAAATCAAAGTCAGTTAGAAAAATTTTCGACGATGCATAAACAGCATTTATTTGACTTGGGAAAATATACACACGTATTTAAAATTTATAATAATAATGATGAATATTATATAGCTATAGATAGTCATGATATGAAAATCGTTTATTATATGTCATATAATTTTACTAGCGTTCCTATATTGGGCATGGCAGTAAACCAATCATTTGTTTGGTTAGATAAAGATTACCCACACACTAAAGGATTACCGAAAAAAATGTTCTTTGATTATTTGTTAAAAGAACATAATATAGTCATTACTGATTCAATTCAAACTTGGGATGGTCGTGATTTTTGGTTAAGACGATTATTAGAAGCGTTTCAAAAACATTTACATGTTTATTATATTGATTTATCGAAAAATCATATAGAACCAGTTATGCGATATATGGATGTTTATAAATTAGATAAGAAATATCAAATATGGGCTCCATTAGATTTAAATGCATACGATAGACGGTTAATTATTTCCACTACTGAATTATTATAATGACTACTAGCTTAGATTTAATAAAAAAAGACTTAAAACATTTAGATAAAATTATAGAAATATACACTGAAGATTTAAACGAAGCCGATATTTTATTAAAATTAACTAATAAAAAAATCGATATGGCTAATGCCGAGCATTCGGGTTGGAAAAATTATTATCATGCAAAAGAAGTAGAAGTCAAATATTTAAAAGAATACGTTCGATCCAAATTAGATGAAGTCCATGGTGAATTATGGGTAAAATATACTGAAAAGATGGATCGAGTATTAACTCAAAAAGATAAAGAACAATATATTAGAAGAGAACCAATTTATTTAAACATATTATCAGAATTTTTAAAAATACAAGAATTACATGAGCAATTTGTTAGATTAAATGAAAGTTTTACTACCAGAGGCTATGTATTAAATAATTTAACTAGATTAATTACATCAGATACTAATGATTGGATCATACCGTGAGTGATAAACCTACTATTAACGTAACTATACATGACGAAGTAAAATGCCAATTTATCGGTATTGATAAAACCACAATTGATTACTTATATAATAAATTTAGCTTATTTGTAGAAAATTATAAATTTAACCCTAGATTTCAATTAGGTGTTTGGGATGGTAAAAAGCAATTTTTTACTAAACAAGGACAAACCTTTGTTTACCTTATGCCTGAAATTATTTCAATTTTAAAATCTAGAAATTATAATATTGAAATAATTGATAATAGAAGTCTACCTTTTTACGACGTCAGTGATCCGATAGAAAAAGATTACTTTAGTCATATCATCAATAAAAAAACAAAAAAACCTTACATGTTAACGGATCACCAGCATGAAGCTATTAATAAGATGTTACCGATTGGTAGCGGTATAGCTTTAGCTGGAACCGGCTTCGGTAAAGCACAACCTCTATATTGTAAAATATTAACGCCTACTGGTTGGACTACTATGGGTGATATCAAATCAGGAGATTTGGTATTTACGCCTAAAAATACGGTTGCTAGGGTGGTTAATACGTACGATCAAGGTATTACTGACGTTTATAAAATTAATTTAGATGATGGTGGTGTAACTTACTCGCATATAGATCATTTATGGAAAATTTATAATCAAAGATGGTTATATAGTGGAGAAGAACCTTTTAGTGTAATTTCTACTAACGAGATTATGGATATATTGAATAATACATCAAAAGATGTTTATTTGCCGGTTATTCCAATACCAATTAATTTTAAAAAATATGATTATCATATCGATCCGTATATCACCGGTTGTATATTACCGTTCGTTGAAATCGAAAATGATCAATTAATCATTAAAGAGCGCAAAGCTAGTACCCATACCCACAGCGAAATAAAAATATCTAATCTTATAGATACATTTAAACAATACGGAATTATTATCAAATATTATGATAAAATCGGTAGATTAGAAGCGGAAAATAATTCCGGTCAGTTTATTATTGAGGCTGCTAAATCTACCATTATAAATCAAATGGAAATACCGACCACTTACGTATTTTGTGATAGTAATGATAGATTGCGTTTTTTGCAAGGTGCTTGTGATGTAGGCGGAACATTATCGAAAAATGGACAAATAAGTTTATCAATCCCAAATACTAGAATTAAAAATCAAATTAGAGAAATGATTTTACTTCAAGGTGGGTGCCTTGATCCGTTAAATAATAGATCTAGTTACAACAAACGATTAAACTCGACAATTTATTTTACTCATCATTATCCAGATGCGTTTTTTACTGAGTTAAGTAAGAAAAAACATTATATTTTACATAAAACGGATAATAGATCGAAATTATCTAAGAATAGAAAAATTGTTAGTATTGAACATATCGGACAGGAACCGACTAGATGCATATACATAGATGACGCAGATCATCTATATATTACGGATGATTGTATTATTACACACAATACCATTTTAAATGCTACTATGTGTGATGTTTATGCAAAGAAAGGATGCAAAACTTTAACTATAGTACCGGCTACAACATTAATTAATCAAACTATTGCTCAATTTAAAGATTTAGGATTATCTGTTGGTCATTATAATTCCGAAAATCAAGATTTAGAACCAGATCATATAATTATGACATGGCAAACATTAAAGAATTATCCGCATTTGATCAAATTATTTCAGATGGTGGTAGTTGATGAATGTATTGCTGGATCTTCTAGTATTTTATTGGCTAATGGTTATACTAAATTAATTCAAGATATTGCAGTTAATGACATTATTATGTCATTTGACGAGGAAGCCGGATATTTCGTAAGTGATCGAGTTAGTAAAGTACATAAAAATTTATTAAAATCATCTGATGAATTGATGTACGAATTGGAATTCGATAATGGGAACATTTTACAAGTAACTGGAAATCATTTAATTTTAACAGAAGGGGGTTATAAACGAGCAGATCAATTAACGGAGGAAGATGAAATAATTAACAGTGGGTGATAGAACCGCATTTATTTACAAATTTTTTTAGGTCATAGATATGCAACATCATTTTAGTATTGAAAAGTATTACAAAGGATTAGAAGACGGATACGTAGAAAAGTCAAAAATATCACAGCGAGTAAATTCGCCCCGATGTTGCGATCCATTATTAATTCCGTTTATCTATAATGACCGAGGAGAAAAACAGTTTATAAGTGACGGTGATAGAATTGCAATAATAGATGGAGTTAAGATAATTAAATCTAGTATTGTCAGGAAATTTAAAAAATACATATAGAGGCACTAAAATGAGTAACGAAAATGAAGTAACCATTAATAATGGAAATAATGGTAACAATAACGGAAATAATGGGAATTCTAATAACGGAAATAATGGGAATTCTAATAATGGAAATAACGGAAATTCTAACAATAACGGTAATCACGATAATGGCCATTCTGGCAATAACGACAATTCCGGGAATGGCGACAATTCGCATGATAACAATAACAACGATAATTATATTAATCCTGATGTTGATAGCGATATCCATGAGTTAGATGATATTGGTGATTCGGATAATATCGACGTAGAAGATCACGACGGTGATAATCCAATCAAACGAATATCATTATATGATTACGATGAAGTTTATTATTCGTTTGATTTATCTAGAATAAGTTCTATAGTTATCCACAATAGCAAAACATTTGCTCAAACTGTTAGCTTAAGATTAGAGATAGATAGTACTAAAATTTATAAATTTTATACTAATCATAGAAATACAAAAAATGTTAAAATCGAAAGTTCATTTATTGAACAAGATACTTTTAGACAATTAGTTATAGACTTAGGTTTATACGATTATAGATTTCCATTTTAAATGATGAGGAGATGATATGGAAAATAACGATTTTATTAACGTAGAGCTTTTTATACGTGGTCCGGATTTCCATATCATCGAACCTATAGCCGATAAGTGGGCTGATGAGTTTGATTGCTATAGCATTATTAACTGCGGTTATCATTCGGCTTATATTTTTGAGGATTTTAATGTAATATATAAACTGAAACATTATAAAAATACTTATCTGCCAATATTAGCTGAAAATTTACCAGAAAATGCTTACGTTTTAAATATAACGGATTGGAATGGTAATATTATATATACCGCCGGCAAATATAATATAGATAGAGATAATTCAAAAATAGTCCATCATAGATATAATTAAAATGAAATTAATTAAAAGAACATTAATAGAAAAACCAGAATATGTTTATAATTTAGAAGTAGAAAAAAATCATAATTACGTCGCAAATGGCGTTGTAGTTTCAAATTGTCACGGATCAAAAGCAAAAACACTATATGAATTATTAACGGATTATGGTCAACATATAGTCCATAGATATGGATTAACCGGGACGTTACCGAAAGATCCAGTTAATAAATTACAAGTTCATATTGCGTTAGGTCATGTAAATTGTTCGTATTCAGCAAAAGATTTAATTGAATCTGGTTGGCTAGCTCAGCCTAATATTACCGTCGTTCAATTAGATGATATTCAATGCCTTCGAGATGGGGGCGTTAAAAAACCGCACGATTTAATGTACGAAGAAGAAGAACATTTTATCAAATCAAATACTCAACGATTACAATGGTTAGCTGATCGTATAGTAGCCGATTCTAAAAAATCAAAAGTAGGTAATACTTTAGTTTTAATCAATAATATTAAATTCGGTAAAGAATTGGGTGCATTGATTCCAAATTCACATGTTTTAAATGGTTCGAATAAAGATTCAGCTAGAAAAGCAGTTTATGATTTATTCGAAACTAATGATGATGTTATTGCGATCTGTACTAAAGGTATAGCCGGCGTTGGATTGAGCGTCGATCGTATTTTTAATTTGGTGTTTATTGATGCTGGCAAATCATTTATAGCGACTATTCAGCAAATAGGTAGGGGTCTACGAAAAGGTAGAGATAAAGATTCGGTTAATATTTCCGATATCTGTAGTAATATGACGTCAGCTGATGCCCGAATGAAAAAACGAATTGCTTATTATAAAGAAGCCGGGTATCCATTTAAATTAACTCAAGCGCAATATCATAAAAATACTGAAGTTGACGATATCTTCAATATTGATTGATTTTTTCATACTATTATACTATAATTTAACTTTACATTTAATGAATGGGATCTTTTTATATGTCTATATATAATATTTTGCAAGAATTATCGGAAACTACAAAATCAACAATTAAAATTAATATTTTAAAAGAACATATCGATAATGAATTATTAAAACGAGTATTCGTAGCTGCATTATCACCGATCAATATTTATTATATTAAAAAAATTCCAGACTATACTCCATCAGAAAATCCAACATTAACTTTAGATGATGCTTTAAGTAAATTAGTCGATTTTTCATCAAGAAAATATACCGGTAATGCAGCTATTCAACATTTAACTAATATCTTAAATGCATTATCCGAATCTGATGCTGATATTATTTCAAGAATTATTCAAGGTAATTTAAAATGTGGGGTTAATGAAAGCACCATTAATAAAGTATTTAAAGATTTAATTCCAGAATATCCGTATCAGCGATGCTCTCAACTCAAATCAGCTAAAGCCGCAAAATACCCTTGGGATAAAGGAGTTTACTCTCAATTAAAAGCTGATGGATTATATGCTAATTTAAATTATTCAAATGTGGGTGAAATTCGTATTTTAACTCGTGCCGGGCGCGAATTTGAATCTCATGATCAATTTGCTAATATTATTGATTACGTAAAAAATAATTTTTATAAAAATACTCAAACGCACGGTGAGTTTTTAGTCGAAAAAGATGGTAAAATTTTACCTAGAGAAATTGGTAATGGTATATTAAATAAAGTTTCTAAAGGTGGAAAATTTGAAGAAAATGAAAAACCAATTTATATGGTTTGGGATCAGATTCCATTAGATAATGCAGTACCGAAAGGTCGTTATGAAAAAACCTATGATTTTCGGTATAGTGAATTAATTTCTCAAATTAAAACGAGTAAAGCAGATATTCAATTAATTAAATCTAAATTAGTTTATAGTCTAGAAGAAGCATTAGCTGATTTTCAATATTGGTTATCTTTAGGTTACGAAGGTAGTGTTATTAAAAATCCGGATGGTTTTTGGCGCGATGGTACTAGTACCGATCAAATTAAATTAAAATTAATTGTTGAAGTTGATTTAGAAATTGTTGGTTATACTACTGGTACTGGTAAAAATAAAGAAATGTTTGGTTCTATTATGACTAAAACGTCGGATGATTTATTAGAAGTAAATATTCCCGGTATTAAAGATGCTATGCGTAAATATATTCATGAACATGCCGATGAATTAATTGGGACTATCGTAGTCGTTAAATTTAATAATATCTTACCACCCACCGATAATAATACTAAATACTCATTATTCCTACCTCGATTCGTCGAGTTAAGATCCGATAAATTAATTGCCGATTCATTAGAACAAGTTATCGATCAATATGATAGTGCTATTAATAGTATGAAATATTTAGATTGACAAAGTATTATTTTTAATATATAATCGGTAATATTTAACTACTAGGGATTACCGATGATTTTGCAAAATGAAGAAGGTAAGCCATTCGTTATTGACGATATTAAAACTACGCCAGCTTATAACTATGTTTGGTGTTTAGATTTAAAAGAACAAGATTATATTTTATCCAATATTAAAATATTGGAAGAAAATACTTGTAGTACGATAACTTTAATGGTCAATGGAACTACATTTAAAATGCCTGCGTATTGGTATATTTTAGTATGCGATCCCGAAACGACGCAATTAGATGCGGTTCAAGCTTCAACATTATCGAATAATATATTTTACGCTTTGGTTTATGGTGCATCGACTAATCAGCCAAGTTTCCTACCTATTCATGTTTTAAATTGGGAAGCCGAAGAAGTAAATGTTTATCCATCGACTACTAGAAATCTAATGTTATGTCATGATGTCGGCGATGGGAAATGGGTATCGATTTCTTTCTCCGATACGTATAATAGATTTCTTAAAGATACTACTGCTAATAATTTGGTGAATTACTAATGTGGGATATTAAAATAATGTGGGAATATATTAAAATTAAAATATTAGATATATTTGTTTATTTACTTAGGGGTAAGTAATGGCAGTTAAAAAGAAAAAAACTAATGAAATTAGTGTAAGTGAATTTAAATCTTGGATTTCTGGTATTGAAGATATGCAAGAAGATGGTTGGGTTCCGAATAAAGTTCAATGGGATAAAATTAAATCTAAAATTAATCTATTATCCGAATCAGTCGATGCAGAGCCGTCAGAAATTAACGAACCTCAAAAATATTATCAGCCTGCACCTCAAATGCCATGGCCCCAACCGCCACAATTTCAGCAACAGCCTTGGTTACCTCAAGCTCCTGGCAGTTACGGTAATCCACCCAGTTTGGATGACGATATAACATATTCTGATGGTTCAAAACCTGCATTTTTATGATCGAATTAAAAGATCGAATTTTATGGTATGATGGTTCTATTAGTATAGATCCGAAAGATATACAGAAATATATTCGAGTAAAAAATTTATTTGTTACTCAATTAACAGACGATATTAAACAATATAATAAAAATGTGGTTGATTCCGATCGTATAGTTATTAAGCAAGGGTTAAATGATTTCGATACGAAATGGAATATTCCTGATTTATATTTTAATATTGATGTTTTTGATTATATTACGAATAAATTTTTAATGATTTGTGATGATGAGCGATATTCAGATAGTGAAGTGATTTTTAGATTTAAACGAATTAAAACTGAATATTCAATCTTTAATAAATTAGGATTAAATGATTTACTGCGGACATTGATTTATATTATTGATAAATTTAAACAAAATAATATAGTTTGGGGTGTCGGTAGAGGCAGTAGCGTAAGTAGTTATATTTTATATCTAATGGAAGTTCATGATATAGATAGTATAACTTACGATTTAGATTTTTCAGAATTTTTAGGGGGTTAATATGAGCTTTTCTATTCAAGATTTTTTATCTGCTCGCAAACGCGAAGACGAGAAAAAAAAAGAGCAAAATAGACGTAATACCGATACTTCAACTTCTAGTCTAACTGAATCAAGTAGTTCATTTGGTTTCGGTAATAGTTATGATGGCGGAAGCTATGATAGCGGAAGTTGTAGCAGCGACGGTGGAAGTTGTGGTGATTAAATTTATATAATAACGGAGTTTTAAAATGGGAAAAGTAAGAAGCGCTTTAGGTCAAGTTGTAGATTTTGATTTAATGCAATTAATGAATGATTTAAGTACGCCTAAATCAAATAAAAAGCCGTATACG